CTGCTCGTTGTCGATCTTGTGTATCTTGTAGTCTATCCTTACGGCAACGTTGCCGTTATCGGTTTCCCATTTTCTTAGCAGTTTTCTCGTGTCAAACATCTGAATACCTCTCTGTAACCGCGTTATTGCGAGGCAGATGCGCGTTTTACGTTTTCGAGAAGCTCGTCCAGCATCAGATGAACCGAGTTGGCAATCTCGTTTTGGGCATCGGGCGGTGAAGCACCGGCAACGCCTTCCGAAAACCCGTTCACGATATACTCGAATCCCTTTACTCGTGCGCCACGGTTGAGGTTGACAAGTGTTGCATTCCAAGGCATGTCGCCCCATTCCTCGGTTATGGATTCGACAGACAGATTCAGGTATCTGTTTGCCAGTTCGATGCAGACGTTCGGAGTAAGTGCGCCCTGCGCACCAAGAACACCGAGAAGTTGCGAAATCTCTTGTGGATCGTTGTAGGAAGGCTGCGAGGATCGCACAGACCAGTACTGCAAATCCCAATCGCGCAACACCACGTTTTCCATGAAGGAATCCCACATCCGGCGCTCCGGGACAAAAATCTGCTGCTCTGCTGTCTGCATGGACGCAAAGGCAGATGCACGGTTGTATTCTTCGGCTGATCCGATGTAGATCGGAGGCAGGCGGAAAGACTGTCTGATCTTTTCGGACGCATCCTTGATGTACTTCGAAAACAGACCCTCATGCTGCCTGTCGGAAAGCATGGGCTTGATGTCAACCTTGGGTGCGGGGGCAGAGCCGTCTATGGAAACCATCTCGGATGCCTCGGTAGTCGCTTCAAGAACAACGATCCGGTTCATGGAACCTTGCCCGCGAACTGCGTTGAAGTAATTTACAATCTTCGAATAGCTTTCTTCGGTAAGCGCACCGCCGGACACGAGAACCGCAAGCGCCGGAATGGCATTGTCGCGGAAGAAGGACAAGTTGACCATTTCGGCTTCGCGGCTTCCGAGCAATGCCGGAATACAGCCAGACCATTGCGGAGTGCCATACGGGGAACCGGGCGTATAATACGAGTCATACCATATGGAGGTGGCTTCTTCTTCAATGGACAGCGAATTGTCCACCTTTCCTGTTGCGGGGTCGATCTTTCTTGGATCGCCCCACTCCTTGTAGTATATCATGCGACCGAAAACGTCGCGTTGAACAAAGCGGCGAAAACGACGTTTCTGCTGCACAAAGGTTCCGAGCCGGTTATTGTATACGGGTACTTCGACAGGTTCCTTTTCGAGTCTGGTCAACAGAAGCGTGTTTGTCGGAATGCGCGCTATGTTTACTACGCGACCAAGCGCGTCCTGAATTACCTCGAAAGCACGAGAACCTATTACTTCCTTGTCGATACGGGAACGCATCCTCGCTTGTTGAAGCGTCTCTCCATTGATTACAAGTGTTTCGAGAAACGCTTCCAGTCTCTCGTACTCTCGACGGGAGGGGCGGCTGTCGCGTCTGCCTTCGGGTCCGGTATACTCGATCTTGATGCCGTAGCTCTCGATATTGGTGACGTAAGCCGAAACACACTCCCGCAAGGTTGTGCTGGCCAGATAAAGCTGCGAAAGCTGCTTGAACGGAAATATAGGGTTTACAATAGGCAGTTGCTCGTCATTCGACGAGGTGATGTCGAAGATCACGGTTCCATCGCTTTCGAAAGTCGAAAGGTCGTTGAATCCGAAAAGTCCCTTCTGGATCGTTCTTGCTTCAAGAAGAGGTTGCAAGTGACCGGTTACGAACTCCTGCCGCTTTCCAATCGGTATTTCCCTGCCCAACGACTTGCGCAAGGATGTGCCATACGGATACAACGAACCGGGGTTGGCGGATGCCCGATTGCTGCCAATATTCGTTTTTGCCATGAAAGCCGCACCGTCTGGGGGTTACGGCATGACTATAGCTCTTTGGCAAGGCGACTTCAACGCCTCATTTACGGTGCTGCGGCAAACGCTTCAATGCTCTTGTCGGTTTTATCTGTTTTCTCGGCTCTAATGGAAGTTCCATCGAACCTTTTTTTCTGAAACTGCGCGCAAGTTCCGGCATGTCCCACAGAAATATCTGTCGGTAGATGAGCGGCAACCCGCTATTCAGCGCCTCGATTTGTTCCAGCATTTTGCGTGAGTAAAGATGCCGCACAAGTCCGTTGTAATCCGGGTCGGAAAGCGGAGATACTCCGCAACCACGCCACATGATGCTGCACAAGAAATACAGAAACAACTTGTGGTCGAGTCTCATTGTCTGAAAGCTGTTGCCGCTTTTTGCTTCCGCGACCATGTTCAAAAGATTAAGAGCCGAAACGCTATGGCAATAACGTGTTATAGCATATATGAACCTATGCCGCATTGCTCTGCGCCAACAATCGCCGTAAAGGGCGTCCATTTGTTCTTCCGGTGTCAGCCGCTTGCGCAATTTCATTTGCGACTCCTGTAAGGATTCCTCCCGAATCTGAAAGCCCACAGCGGGCACGTAACGTCTGCGCATTCGGTTACAAGTTTTCGGGAACCCGTACACACTATGCACATGGCGGTTATTGCAGTGTGCCTGTTACGAACCCTGTTGCGATAACGCTGCTCTGTAGGTGTTGACTTGTCGAACGGGGTTCTCAGCAACTTGAAACGATCAGCGATTGACAACGGAATAAGGTCCGGCAGATCGCCACATGCCGCAGCAAGATTACCGAAGCCACGGGCAGTAGCCCCATCAAGAGAGTCCATGTTCTTGAAAAATCCTGTATTTTCGACAGGCTTTTTCGGCTTTGCTTCGATGGTCGGAAACTTTTTGGGCGCGGTTTCGTTTTCCATTATCGGTGAATTTGCGGGTAATTCGCGTTTCCTGATTGCCATTCAGTCCTCTGCATCCTCGTTGTCTTCATCCTCGTCGTCCGCGAAAAGGTCTGAATCGAAATCGTCGTTTTCGACTGCATCGGAAGGTTCCGAAACGGGCAATGGCGGAGGTGGCTCGTGACCTCGAAGCGGATCGGTACCCATGCGGAAGTTCCATAGAGGACAGGTAAGCATTGCACATTCCTTGACTCCGGCAACGGAACCGCCTTGGCAGTCTATGCAATATGCACGAATTGCGGTTGCCGGATTTTTTACACGAGCCCTGTACTTGTCTACAAGAGCATCTTCGTGCAATGGCTGATTGCAAACTTCGCGCAACTTGTCTTTACTGAGAATTCGGGGGTCGGCGCCCTGCCAAGACAAGCAATATTCTACGCGATTGCAGTACCGCCCGATTTTCATGCGCTTAATCGGGTTTTTCTCGTTTTCCAGTTGTTCTTGCAGGGTTTCCAGTTTTTTTTCGAGCAAAATTCGGAAACCTGACGATTCTTCTGATAGCGGCTTGTCGTAGTGGTCCGGCACTGTCGTTGGTCTTGGTCTTGTGCTCTGGTTGTCTGTCATCTACGCGGCTCCCTTGCTGTTCGATAGCCATAGCCAATACGTTCAAGAGTGCATCGAAGCAGTTGTCGTCTACCTTTACTGCCCAAGGCCGTGTCGCATCGAGGTAACGAACGATTGCCTGAAAGCTGACAGGACGAATAGATGACATGCCATTGGAAAGATCATACCGTGCCACTCTTAGAACAAGTTCCGTGCAGCCTGCCTGAAAAACATTAGCGAGAAGCTTTTCAAGTGTTATATTATCTGACATTGGATGTGTGCTCCGATATGTTCGAACGGTAGCGCAAAAATCTGATAAAATCAAGCAGATTTATGCCTACTTGCAGATCTTCGAACAATTTTTTTTCGTAGCGTTCGCCGATGTATGCTTTCCTTGCCTTCCTGTTTCTTGAGCTCCATCAACTCAATGTTTTCGTGCAAGGTACGACGCCCGTGCAGCATGTAGCCACCTTGTCCAACGAAAATCGGTTGCTGAGTCCAAGCTGCGCGTCTTGTCATAAGGTATGAGGCAACACCGCATACCGCATCGGCAATATCCTTGCTTCCTCCATTAGGGCGATGATCAATTTTTTCCTTGCTTCCGGCGCGAACATACTCAAGCTCTACCAGTTCCTTCATCAGATAATTATGGCGAGGCATGAATATACGACCATCGTTTATTGCATCACGAAAGGCGACATAGGGTTGCGGATTTCTGTCAACCGAAAGATAGTCGGTTGCGTACCCCTTTTTTGCGAGAATCTGTCTGAAATCTACGGAGTTGAAACCGTCGGTAGTGACGATCTTGATAGGAAGTCCGTATTTTTCCTTCAAATCGTATATGATCTGACGGATCATGGAAAAATCTATTTCGCCGTTGGGCGGAGGAACAATTCTTAGAACAACGTCGAAGGCAATGACGGGGAGCACTTCTGTTACTGTCTGGCCGGTTTCGAAATTTGTCCTGGTGCAGGTCTTGGTACCCGCGACATGCCCTATGGCAAGACCAGCCGCGTCCCTGCTTACGGCAAGGTCAACATGCGCTACTCGCATCTGTTTTACATCGGTACGAAGATTGGCTTCGATAACACTTGGTTTCGTGACGTGAAGATCGACTTCTTCGATGTTGTGAAGAAGCCTGTATCCGTACTGCTCCGCAAGTGACATGCAGTTGTAGATCGCTTCCCGATTCCGCAAAAACGGTCTGGTAGCCAGCGTGGTTCGACCAGCAAGGTCTCTGATCGAGCCGTCAACATCCTTGATGAATTCCGAACGGAAATCTTCCGGCACCTCTATGACTTCCATATCCGGCGGCGCAGTCTCGTTTTCGTTCAGTATACGAGACTTGTGCCGTTCGTTACCGACAAGAACGCGAAAGCTCTTGGGGCTGTACTTGTCTCTGCCTCTCGATTCCCATAGAGACTTGGAAAACACGTAAATCTGCGGATCGGGTCCGCCCTGAGACGCTGCTTCTGCCGCTTTGATTTCCGTGAAGTCGTCAGGGTATCGTGAAGACGACACCAGAAAAAGGATACCGGGAAGTTTTCCGCGCGACATGAAACGGGAACGACGACGTTTTGAAAGATTCAGGTAAAGGTTTTTTGCCTGATCGTATTCGCCCGATGTGTCTGCGTGTTCGTTCTTCGACTTGGCAACTTTTTGCATGAAGTTCATTTCGTCGAGCAAGCCGCCGATCACGTTCAGCGAGATTGCACCCGTGTCCGATGAAGACACTGGCATGACGGTAACGCGCTGCTCCCGAAACACCATTTCGGAAGTTATGCGCTTGTCATAAGGATACACCTTTGTGAAGTACGGCGAATTGGAGATATAGGCCCCCATTTCCTGAAAAACGGCTTTCTTTGCCGTGCTGAGCCGAACCGACTGTATTGTAAAAACAATGGACGAATTCCTCTGCACGCCAAATGTGGCCTGCGGATGCCTCAAACACGAAATCAGATAAAGCTGTCTCAGTATGCCAAGATTGGCGATAGTCGATTTGCCCGAACCGATACCGCCCTTGATCACAGCCTCTACGTAATTTCCGTTGTCAAGTTCGTGCAACGCTTCCGTTACCCCCGGAAACAGTTCCGAAGGTCGAAGCCCGAGATACATCGAGCCATAAAGAAACTCGTCCAGAGGAACAGGTGTGCGGCGATATTTCGTAAGCTCGATCAACCTTTCGAAATCGCCATCCTTTCTGACCTGCTCGATTGCACGTCGAAGCTGATCGGTAATCGACGGGTCGTTCAACTGATCCAGCTCCTGCTGTAACCGGGTTATAGCTTCGTTTATCTCTACCTGCCGAAACGCTTCTAAAGACGGCGGGAGCGTTTTTCTGGCAGGCATGTCATGGCTCCTGCGATTGCATCAACTGAAATATTGCGTTTGTCAGTGCCGCACGCTTTTCCTCGTCATGCTGAATGTTCTGCACACCGTCCCTTATTTCATGGTCGGGAACCGCACCGACACCGGCAGCGGTGTTGAGCGTCTTGCCCATGCGCAGACGCGCGTACTTTTCTATAAGTTCGCCAAGTACCTGTACTTCCTTGTGCGTAGTGTTGAACAGTTTGCCGATGTTGCGTTCGCTGGCAAAATCAATCGAAATTCTGACCTTTTGCAGCGCAATCAGCTTGGCGAGTTCGGTTTCGGATGTCAGTATGGCAGCATTTCCGTCGAAAAGATGATCGTATGCCACGATACCGTCGGACTGGTTAGGGTCCATAAGCTTGCAAAGTTCCGGGTGCGCACGACGGAACATCGAAAGATACGCGATGGCAGTCTTGCGGTTTATCTGAAACTCGCCGCGCTCTATGAAAAAATCGGCAATGTCGGAATTGCTTGTCCCAAGACGCATCATTGCGATGATGGTCGGATACTGGCTGTGATTCATGATGAAGTTGGTAGCAACAATGGTTTGCCTCTCGTAGGCCGTAAGAACACGCCCTTCGGTCTTGTTTGCCCCGACAGGCTTGGGAATTATGCGTCGGCGGCGGGTGTTCGGTCTGTTGCTCATTTACCCGCTGGCCTTTTGCGAACGACCTTCTTGTTTACAGCCTTGAGCTTTACTCCCGCACCGATTTCCGTTGCAGCGTCTGCTATGATCTTCTGCATGAATGACTGCATGGACTGTCCGGTAGAATCCAGACGATCACGCAACGCTGTTAACAGACTGTCTGTTGCGTCGTCGATCTGAACATAGTGGTGATTTTTTCCGCCGAAACTGAAAACAAGGTACCCGGTTTCGGCTTCGCTGCCTTGTTCCTTGAAAATCTTGTGCAGGATCGAGCTCAGATCGTCTACGGATTTGATCTTTTCCTTTGCTTTTGCAAGAACTGCTTTCTGTTTGGGAGTCAGGGATTTTTCGATACCTTCGTAAACTGCCTCGAATTCCTTTTTCTCGGTGAAACCAAGCATGGTCTGCAACAGTTTCGGGTCGTACTTTCTTGCCAACTCTGTATATAGCTTGGTAAATTTCTGGGTATTCATCTGGCCGTGGACGATATTCCGCTTGACCAGCGCGATCTTTTGCTTGTCCTCGTCCCAGCTTTCCTTGATGACTGCGGGTACGTCAGCCATGCCAGCTACGCGCGCAGCCTTTACCCGATGGTGGCCGCTGGCAATCAGATATTTTCCCTCGTCTCTGGGATGCGGAATGACGATGATCGGTTCGTCGAAGCCGCTTTCCTGTATCTCCTGAACAAGAATGTCGAACTTGTCCTCTTTCATCTCGTTAGGATTAAGCTCGTCCATTACGAGAAGTTCGAGAGGGATGTCGAACACTTGAAGCTTGCTTTGCTTCAAGTTTTCCTTGTCAGGTTTGCCAGCGGGTCGAGTAGTGAGCTTTTTCATTTGGCTGCTCTCGTGTTTGCGTAGTCTCTTTCAAAGACATCCTTGCGTACGAATACCTCATCCGGTCCATCGCAAAGATCGACATATCCGCAATACCGCATGGCATGATGTATCGCGCCGCGTCCGTATGTCCATGTCGCGCGAATGTCAAGATTGCCTATGGACACTCCAAGGAAGCCACACTTGCGCAGATATGCCACGACATCGGCAAAAGTGTATCGTTCGCCTTTCAATTCCTCAAGGAAACCGAGTATGGCTCCCGATGTCTTGAACTTCGGCAGCGGTGCTCTTGCGATCCTTTCAAGTGCATCGACAAGTACGGAAATGTTTGTCGGCGCATCGAAAGTTCGCTTGAGATGCTGCCGCCACGGTTCGATCATGTCGCGCGCTTCATCGGGATTTTCCTTGATGAAGCGAAGATGGCCTATGAGGGCGTCACGATCCGAAGGTTTGACTACAAACGGATAATCCGGGAAAAACGTCTGCTGGTAGTCGGCTTCCGGCATGACAAGAGGCACGCCCATGTAGAGTGCTTCGCTTACCCCTACCGGACAATCGAGATGCGACATGGGAACAATACCGGCGTGCATAGTCCTTAGCAGTTTGAGGAAGGACACACGCGGATTGTTTTCAACAAGTTCGTAATACGGCTTGTCCGGTCCAAAAGTAATACCATCCTTTGCAAGCCGTTTCTTCATTGGGCCGCCAAGCCTGCCAGAAAGCGAAACGATGAGCTTGGCATCCATGCCGGAAGCATAAAGCAGCCGCGACCATTCGAGAAACTTTGTATAGGACACATTGATGATGCGCCCGATGCTTATCACCCTGAACCCGCTCTCGCTCTTGTACCTGTCGCGCTGATAAAGCCTGTCGAGTTCTTCTGTTTCTATCCCCGAAGGAATGACAAGACAGGTATCCAGCCAGTCCTGAATCACTTTCGGTCGGTAGATCGGCGTCATGCCCTGCACGACTTCCGAGCGGTTGTGATCCGAAATGAAGACTGTCGCATCCGCAGCCAGATAGCCCTGACACTGTGCCAGCCAGTAAGCCTGACCGACAAACGAACGAAACCGCGTTTGCGGATATTCCTCGATCACAATCATCGGCAAGCCATAATGCTTGTCCGTATAATAGCTGCCGTTATCGTGAAATCGCGGACTTTCGAGCACACGTCGTATCATGCTTGCCGCGCCGGTGCGCGCGGTGCATATCACGTCGATATGGTACTTGCCTGCAATCCGGTTGAACAGATTGAAAAAATTGTCCGTAACCAGACCATCCACAATGAACTGATCCTGAATGTACCCGGTCCTGATGATCCCCACGTTGGGGTGTTCCTCTATCGGATTCGCCTGATATTCGACATCAGGCAGCATCCAGTAGACGAAGTGCCCGCGTTTCACCAGTTCACGAACAAGCGAAACATACTTGTTGTATGTGGAGGAGGAACCAAGGTTGGCAATCTGCACGTAAACAGGATCGAGAAGAATTCTCAGACGCGGGGCCTGTACGTCTCTGTGAGCCCACTTTTTTTCTGTCATGAATCACCCGCTATAACAGCGTTATTGTATCGGAAAGACGATTGTCGTTTTCCTCGAAAATGCAGCATCGTTGAGTGCCACGACAATATACGGATTCTCGCCGCACCAGAATACCACGAGCACATCGCACGAGTCGATGATCGTGCGGTTGCGTGCCATGAACGCCTTTTCGTGTCCGAGCGTCTTGATTTTCGGTATTACCTTTTCGAAGTCCATGCCGTGTCGGTTTGCATAATCTATCGCAAACGTCTCCGGCCCCCGACCGCCGCCGGAAATGATGACGGCGTTCTTTCCGCGATCAGGACACATTCCCATGATGGCACGTGTAAGACACGAATCCACATACTCCCTGTCCTCGAATACGCTTCCGTTTCTGCTTCTGCTCGTGATGATGCCGAATTTCATCCTTGTCTAGTCCCGTAAGGTAGAACCTCGAACAATGTATATCAACGGTTGTCCATTATCAAGTTTGCGTTGGCGAGGGTATCCGAAACAGGAACTACTGCCGTCTCTCCCTCGTTCAAGGCCAAAAAGTTATGCTTGTATTCTGACGGATAAGGGGCAAGCAGCATCACATGTTTCACAAGAATATCGACACACCGCCCGGAGCGCGGAAGCTCGCCAAGCGTTTTGGCACTTGCGTGATAATTCCCCTCCTCATCGACTTGCAATACGATTTTCACCAGAACCCTGTCCTTCGGCTTGCGGCGAACCGCATCGCGCAGCGGCCACAGTGTCTGCACGTTCTTGCCTGTGCGCGCATCTCTTTTCAATCGCGAACTGTCCGAATGCACCAACCCCATGTCGATCAGTTCGCGTACGCGCGCCGTCGCCGAAGTTCCGCGCAGTCCGCAGCCGCGCGTCACGTCGCTCCTGCAACAGCCCGGATTCTGCACTATGAACTGCCAAACATCGAAAAGTTGTCCTTGCAGATGCGGATTCCGCACCGCCGTTTCCGTTTCCCACTCGGGAGTAGCCTGATTGACATAGGATGTCATGTTATCCATCGCTTCGCAGATTTGCATATGGAAAGATATGCTTTTACGACAGCGTACGCAAGCGAAGTATCGGTAACTGCTGCACAAAACGACTTTCTGCTCGCCGGATAATTCTTCCAGTCGAGAACTTCTGTAAAAGACAGAAAGACACGAAAACAACGATGGTGCGGATAATTCGCCTGCAACGTTTCAACACGAGCATCGAACCGCAGGCATACAGCCTCCACAACACTCACGTCATTTACATGAGACACACCAAGTTTTCGTCCGATCAAAAGCATCAGTTTTGTGGAATCTGTTTCCAGAAGATCGAAAGCATCGTCGATTTCGGACTTGCGTCTGAAACGAAGTTTGCGGACAGCCATTATAACCCCGTTATGGACAAGCAAAACGACCGGCACAACAGACGGTCGCCACGCAGCGTTCGTGCAATACGCGAGGTCATGCCGAGTTTGATTAGTCAATAGATAGCATCACAGGCGCACAGCCTGAATGTGTTGGTAATCGTAGTTTCTCCGACGACCGAGAGACACCCACCCTTCCTCTTCCCATATGCGCCACCACATGTCGTATTGCGGACGCGCGAGCCATGCCTTGTCGCCACCCGCTCGCAAAGGATTCATTTCGGGGTCGATGTCGATGGCCGCAGCCACCGCATGAACCGACAGCCGCGTACCGCCCCGCATCAACCTGTTGTTGTAGCATCCCCCGAAAAGATCGAGGCGAAGCCGCCTCACCTCGTCGTACCCGTAATGGTCGAGCACCTTTTTCAGACACTGCATCATGCTGTCGGCGCATCGCTTGTTGACAACAATACGGTTGACCGTCGTATTCGTGTCCCACGCCAGCCGCATCGGATACGGAAGCTCTCGTGTCACGTTATTCTCGCCGGGTTTCCCGTAAAATGCGATCATGTCCCTGTAGAGAGGCCACCGACCTTCCGTTTTCGTCTCGCCATCCACGCCC